GTTTTCTAAAACATAATCAGAAATAGGTATATTTGTCAGGATTTATGACATGTCTATGAGCTTTTTCACCAGACATATGATACTGTCGATATCCAATACATTCTCCATAACTCAATTTGTATTGATCCAAATCAAGTTTATTGTTTGAATTGTACACGCCTGACTCCCTAACTTCAACTATATCATATATGTATTTATGAAACTCTCTCCCATATAACGAAGCTTCAAATAACAATCCTGAAACATTCTGACCTGATGAGCTAATCAAATGCTCTCTGCTCTTGCACCAAAATAAGCTGTTAAAAATAGATTCTCTAATCAAAAGTCCCACTGGTTTCTTATCCATACTACAAACAGCGAAATACCGTTTTAAGAATGTGCAATCTTCCAATTTATTTTTATATAGTAAATCTGAATCTTTTTCAGCAGGCGTTATCTCTATGCCATATTTGATGAACTCTTTCTTAATGGATGAAGGCCTATAATGCCCTATTATGCTCTTATCAACCCCGCATATCATATCATCTCCCATAGCGACTAAATTCACATAATCATTGAACCGTGAAGTCCAATATGTGAAACTCTTTCCCTTATGTCTATGTTGAATTGAATAATAGATATATCTATGCCACCATATTGTAGCTAAAGAATTTATAAGTGCCGTCAACGGATGACCGGATGGATTCAAATCCATACCCCCATAATACAATCCATCATAAAGCAATTTATTGTTATTAAAAATCGATTTCAGCATATTCAATCTAACAGTATTGTCTTTCGGATCACATTTCGAGTAAAAAGACATTACAATTGAAAACATCTCCTCCTTAAATCTTTTCTGATACATAACAATCTCTTGAGTTTTCACGTCTATATCCATATAAACTAATCCTTGCGCACTTTTTGGTATAGTTTTAAGTTTCTGAACTAAATTGGACCAATCCCTGCCATAGGGATTCAAACCTATGGCGTAATCGTTCTCTATTTTATTGTTTATAACCCACGCCTGTAAATCATAAAATAAAGCTCTACACAACACTAACACGTCCAAAGGACCTGCATATATGCCTCTAGCATTGTTATCTATTATTTTCTGTTCAGGCAAACATTCATCGGCTTTAGGGTGAACAACAAAAACAATTTCCATTTCGTTCTCAGTTAGATGATGGTACATATCATCCAACTTAACTATCAACTCCTTAGTTCCAGGTGAATAATGAATATCTCCTTGATCGTCCATATATGGTAACCAATACTGTCTTTTCCTCTTCTTCTCCTCTTGTTGTAACAAACCGAAGAAACCTGTAGAAGTTTGTCTATCTAATGGTTTCATGACTCTACCATCTCCAAAAAAACCTTTCTGGTAACTCACATCATATATCCCACATTTCTTATGAAATAACATATCATTTCTTACGCATTGAATAGCTACTTCATCAAAGTCATACTCTTTATTTACTCTAAATTTCCCAAATCTCACGTCTAATGGATGTACATTTTTGCCGTCAATCATCTTAGGCCTGACTGGTGCTGGAAATTTAGTGGGATAAATATCTAATGAACGATCTTCCTCAATCAACTCACCATCTTTAACCACTTTCTCCTTCCACTTGTAGGGGTGATTTTCCCTATGTTTTTTAATAGTATTATAAAATATAGATTTCACTATTGGTGATTTATAAACTAGAGGTATCTTAGGACCCTCGCTGATTATAAATTTAGATTCTTCCACTGCCCCTTGACTTTGAAAAGAAATAATATCTCTCTGTTCAATCACAGCTGCTGCTCCCATACTACCATTTACTCCCGCGACGTGCATACCTATTATCTTGTTGTAATTTTTGGAATTTGTACCAAAAATCAAAGATCCACACATCCCTCTAGTAGACCTCACACTATATTTAATCACCTTCTTAATTCTAAAACTGTTCTCCTTATTATCTTCATCATGATAATAACGCAATTCATTACAACTCACTTCCGTATTATTTATATTATTCAAAACTATCAAATGTTTTTCACGATTACCCCATAGACTCAACATTGTCACTGATGGTAACGGTTCCACTGAAACTTCCTCTGCCAAAAAAGAAGATATATTTTTAAAAGAAAAAGGAAAAGTGTCTGGCAATTCCAGA